GTGCCTTCTACAGACATTTTGATCACTTTTTTCAAAATGTCAAAACCTTCTTTCTCACTGTGTGTTCCAGTAAGTTCTTGAATCTCAATAACTTGAGCAACACTAAGTTTAGAGATTTTAACATCTTCGTTCATAAACTTAGTGGTTTTCGTCATTTTGCGTCCGACAAGACTCTTCATACCTTCTGCCATTTTATTCACCTTTGAAATCTTCAGAGTGATTAGCTTGGAAATCGTCCAGCTGTTTTCTGATTGTATGTAACGATGCGAGAGTTTTAAATACCTCTTGCGACTTAGCTTGATCGTCTGCAAACTCAGACACTCTTTCAAATGTCTTTCGAATGCTTATATCAATGCTCTTACGCATATGCTTAGCAGTGGTTCTCAACACATAACCCATGCTGAAAGGTTTTTGATATTCTTGATTCATTTTAAATTGTAGAAAGGGCGCCTAATAGCATAGGTCGTTTATAAACTAAGGTAACTAAACCTGATGCCCTGTCATTTAATTAGATAGTATAAGAGCCGAAGAAATCGGATTGCACTGTGATGGTAATAGTTGCAGTATTTGCATCAGTTAGTTGAGGATTGATTTGGAGAGCTTCCAACTTTCCAACCCAATACCATTGACTATTCTTCACAGTACCTACGCCAGGAGCTGTCGAAGCATATTTAGTAGCTGTAGTACCGGTAGGTTCTGCATTCAACAGAGTAAATCTGAAAGCATACTGATTGCCATCGCCGACCATCGAACCTAAGATGTTAGTAACATCTTTAGCCCAATCTGCGGGGATGTAATTCAGTGTCAATTCCATCGAAGGCGAGTCAGCTTGGCCTTGGATTTGACGCGATGTTTTAGAACCATAAGTAGGGACATTAACCACATTAGGTGGTGTACCTAACGAAGGAAATTCACGAACGTTAGCAACACGCACAAACGTATTAGCTGCTTTCGTGCCGCCAGCAGTTGCAATTTCAGTTGCAAATAAAGCTTGGAAAGCAGCAGCTGTTGTTAAGCTAGAAAATGTGGGTGGTGTTGCAGGAACGGCTACAGATAAATCCGAAAATAAACCTGCGCCGATTGAATCAATATGAGACATTAAGAGACTCCGAAAAAGTTGAATAATATAACGTAACTAGACATATACAAGGTAGGATTATCCTTATCAGCGCCTTTATGAGATAAACTGCTATCTACAAACTGAGTAGTTCCCGTACCTGTTTGCAAACTCTTGCCTGATAAATATTTATCTAATTTATCTGCAATAGTAGAAGCTCTACGAGGGCCATTACCAGCAGCTGTAAATATATCTGCAATCACAAGACCTGCTGCTGAGACTCTGTTTAAACCTTTTGAAGAGGGGAGTATAGTAATTCTTACAAATTCCTCTCCACTATTCTTAAGTTTAAAGTTAGATGGAAAAGTTTTAATATTTTCAGATTTCCAAGCTGTGCTGTCAAAAATACTGAAAATATCTCTTTCAAGAGATTCGAATTTACCCATCAAACCTCCCTAAACACAGTAGCCAATATAAGAAACCCGTCGTTACTAATAACTGGACCAATTTTCCAAACTTCAGAATTGATTGTGAGTGTGTCATATGCAGATATGTCAATAACTTCTTTAGATTTTAACATAACTTCTTTAGACACTGTCTCAGAAGTGGTAGAAGCTTTTTTAGAGTTTATAAGAATAGCTTTTACGACAAGCACTGTATTGCCGGTATTTACAGAATCTCCTGTAGAAAAATCGAAGGAAGAACTCTGTTTTTTATTAAGGATAGCGTCAGTTGCAAGATCTTTAATCATGCTAAAAGCACGTTTTAAATTTGCATCAATAGTATTCTTATAACTCACTAATTAGCCCTCCACCACGAAGAGACTCCACCCTTACTTAATAAAGGTTTCAACATTCGTTTGACAGACATTGGTATTTTATTAGCACTCCTGACTTTTTGCAAACTGATAGAACCAATCTGCAAGCTATCAAGAGCCCCTGTATCGTCTAGCAACCCGTCGTTGTTTAGTAAATGATATGCTAACTCGCAATTAGCTACAATAATTCTCTTAGGAATCGATGTATCTAAGAGCACTTCTAAACCAACACGAGGGTCAAAGTATGAGCCATTTCTAGGAAATGCAAGTGTTTGAGAGTCACTTATAGCGTAGCCAATCCAATCCATATCATCCATTACTGCTGTCGCTGTGATCAAAGCTTGAGCTTTTTCAGTCTCTGAAGCCGCTGACCATGCAGCAACATCTAAACGATCTAGAAAATAAGAGTCCGCCTCAGCTACTGTAACGTAGGAGTTGACATTTTTAGACAGTGCCATAAGTGTCTCCTAGATTAGGAGTGGAACACTGGCAGA